GGGTTGGATTTCGCGGATCTTTTCGTAGCAGAGTTCAAGCAGTCAGACATCACCCTAAGCGGTGCGCGAGTAGATTTCCGAACCCCAACGGTTACGCCGGTAGGCCGATCAGGCGCTTTCTGGCAGATCAACGTAAGGACTCCCTTCTGGACAAACGACGCATAGAAACATGGCCGATAGCAATCAAGTAGACATCACCATCGCAGCCGAATCGACGTTCGGAACGAGTCCCGGCGAAGCTGGAACCTGGGGAACCTTGCGGACTCTCAGCGATTCGTTAAAGCACACTAACGACGTAACCCGCTCAGATGAGATCCGCTCTTTGCGCGATACCCGCGATCTGCACTGGATCAACAAGAGCGCGGGCGGTTCCATCAATATGAACGGCTATTACGACGACAACTACGCCGGTTCGGCGCACATGCAGCAATGGGCGCTAGGTGCGTCCGCATGGTCGAATTCAAGCGCTGACCTGAGCGTAGCAGCAGCAGCCGCTGTCTCCATCACGGCAACTAGCCGCACGTTTGCATTGGATGCCAGCACTTGGGCAAATGATCCGGCTGTAGGCGATTGGGTCTACATCTCCGGCGCAGCAAATGCGGCTTCCAACGGCTACCACAAGGTAGAGTCCATTGCGACTAGCAACACTTTTACCGTGGAAACCGACATCGGCGCGGACGAAAGTTCCGTTTCGCTGACCATCGTGGTCATGTCTTCGATTACCAACGGGGAAACGCTGACCACTCTCTCCATTCAGCGCAACTACACCGACCTTTCTAGCCAGTCTGAGCTTTTCGTAGGAATGGCCATTGACGGCTGGAGCTTCGGGAGTGAGGGGCAGGAGACGATGAAGCAAAACTTCGATTTCCTGGGGTTCGGCGCGACGTCAAACACAAGCCCGATTTCCGCCGATGTTCTGCCGTCTGCGACTGATGCCTATGTTTCGCCTAAGAACTGCGATTGGATCAGGGAAGGCTCGAACTACGCGGGCGTGACCGCTCTAGGCGTATCCTTCCAGGTGCAAAACAACATTCGCAAGCGTTACGCGCAAGGCACTTTTGGCGCGAGCGCATTCAAGCAGGGCGATTTCATCGTGAGCGGAAACCTCAAGGCTTATTTTGCCACCGAAACGCTGTTCGACAAGTTCATCAACCAGGCGGACTCCAAGCTCGCCTTTGCAGTACGGGATCAAGCCACCACCAAGGGCAACGCCAACATTTACGACTGGCCAAATGTTCGCTACACCGATGGGCGAAGGGTTGCGGGCGGTCGAAATCAGGACATCATCGCTGATCTGAGTTGGGAAGCCCGCTATCACAGCGGCACCGCAGCCACAATGAAGATCGCTAAGACCGCGAGCGCGTAAGCGCACGGGGGGATGGATTCGTAGTTGGGAGGGGGTTTCGGCCCCTTCCCTTTTTCGTTATGATTCGGGTCATGGTAAAACTCTCACGAATCCGAGTTGATACTGAAAAGGAACTGAAAGGCGTTTGGAAGAGTTGGAACGGCATAGAATTACTGATCGCACGAGCCAACAATCCGAAACATGCCGCCGCGATGCAAAAGCACTTGGAGCCTGTGCTTCATATTGTGCGCGAGGAAGGCAACAACGGCGGAATGGCCGAAACTGTGGCCAAGAAAGCTGCGGCTGAAACATTGCTGCTGGACTGGCGCGATTTGGAGGCTGAAGACGGCTCACCGCTTGAGTATTCCAGCGAGCAAGCCCTAGAGTTTTTCGAGGATGAAGAACTGCAAGATCTGTATGGCTTTGTTCAGCAGGTGGCCTACTCCGCCGAGAACTACCGGCGAGTAGTGGCTGAGGATACGGCGGGAAACTAGCTGCCGCGCTGCTCTGGAAGCTGGACTATGGCGAGCATTTAGCCGACCTGGAAGCTGCCGCAGAGCGCGGTGCATACCTGCCGATTCTTGAAGATCGAGCGGAACCCTACCCCGATGCTTTCCCCTATTGGGCTGCATTCTGGAAGCTGCACGCGGAAAGGTGCGGGCCGAATGGACTTGAGCCGATTTCCCAGGAAAAGCTACTTGCATTCTTCACGATCCACGGGATAGAGGATTTTGACGAGCGCATAAGGTACGATGCGTACCTGACTCGCCTAGATTTGGAATACCGGCAGTGGTTCAAGTCGCAGGGTGAGTCGAACCCTGGGGGGGGTAATGGTAACGGTCAAAACACTCAGGCTAGGGATTGACGCAAGAGGAGCGGCGGCGGGCGCGGCTTCTTTTGGTGCATCGGCAAATAAGGTAAAGGGTTCAGCTCTTGGTGCAGCAGGGGCAACGGCGCAGCTTTCTAAGGCGGTTGCCGCCCTTGCAGCTTATGCGACACTTGGAAGCGCAATTCGGGTTATTGCCGGATATGAAGAGCGGTTGGTTGTATTGGGCAAGGTTTCGGGCGCTACGGCGGCACAGCTTGAGCTTTTAGAGAAGAAAACTAAGCAACTCGGCGCGACGACTCGATTCACTGCCGAGCAAGCTGCTGAGGGATCGCTTGAGCTTGCGCGGGCTGGTTTCACGGTCAACGAGCAGCTTGTCGCGCTGGAAGACACCCTAGCGCTTGCGACCGCTGCCGAGCTTGAACTAGGCGAGGCTTCGGGATTTGTTGCCAATACGCTGAGGCAATTCAGCCTTGAGGCCGGAGAAGCTGCACGGGTGGCGGATACGCTGCTAGTCGCGTCAAACAATGCAAATATGGATGTTCGGCAGCTTGCCGAGTCTATGAGCTATGCCGGTACGATTTCGGCCACGTTCGGGATCTCGGTTGAAAAGACTGCGGTAGCTATCGGTGCGCTCGCCGACGTTGGAATCAAGGGAAGCATGGCCGGTACAAATTACCGGGGCGTATTGCTTTCGCTTGCTGATCCAACGGAAAAGGTAATTAAAGGTCTGCGCAAGCTGGGGCTGGAATATGAGGACGTAAACCCTGCCACGAATGATCTATTTGAGGTTTCCGCAAAACTATCTGATGGCTTTGGATCGCTTTCCAATGCTTACGATGCTGCCGGTATAGCGGCGCAGATATTCGGGCGCAGAAATGCTGCGGCGGCCATAGCGCTGGGGCTTGCGACTGAGAAGATGACCGAGAACTGGGAGGAAGTCGAAAAGAGCAAAAACGCCCACCTTGAGATGGCCGAAGCGATGGATAAGACCATCATTGGTAAGTTTAATGCGCTGAAATCGGCCACTCAGGCGTTGATGATCGAAACCGGCGACGCTGGGTTGACGGGTGCCATTAAGGGGTTGCTCGATACGATGACGGACGCTATCCGCATATTAGGCGGAATGGAGGGCGCGTTAGATGATGCCGGAACTGCTGCCAAGCTGGCGGCTGCGGCCATTGCAGGACTCGCCCTTTCTGGTGGCGTCGCTGGGGCGGCCAAGCTGACTTTGGGAATTCAAAAACTAGCATTTGCATTAGCTGGCGCGAGCTTTGCGGCCAGTTCGTTCATTCTCCCTGCGGCCTTGCTTGGCGGCGCTATTGCAGTGCTGGCAATCAATACCGACACTGCGGCGACTAGCGCGAAAGAGGCCGAGAAGTCGTTTAGGGCTGCGTTCGTGGCGTCCGAGGATTTGCGCCGGTCAGTCTCTGAAATGTCGGAGAAGGATTACGTTAAGAGCATGGCGGAAGGCGGCAAGGCTGCCGAGGAAGCCATCGCAACGCGCATTAAGCAGCTAGAGGGCTTAATCGAGTTTGCCAGCAAGCAAGATGAGATCGCCAAGAGTCGCGTGGGAGATTTGATACCCGGAGCGGCGGCCCTGGCGGCGCTTCCCCCTGGCATGGGTCAGCAGTTGCGCAGTCGTGAAGTGCAGCCTCAATTAGGGCTGGAGGACTTCGGGCCAACAACTCTGTATCAAAGCGAGGATGTAATTAAGCTCGCAGAGGCGAGGAAGAAGGCTTTAGAGACGCTGGAGGATGATCTGAAGAATGCAGGGGTAGCCCAAGAAGCCTTCAACCTGCTCCAAAAAGATGCTGCCGACGGGATGGCTAAATATATTTCTGGCGTAAACCAGGAAATCGGCGTCCTGTTGCAGTTTGGCGAAACCGCCAAGGATACGGCCACCAAGCAGATGGTGGCGCGGGAACTGCTGAAAGCGGAGCAGGAGAAAGGCGGCGAGCTTACCCAAATGGAAGCTACCAAGGTCATGCTCTTGGCGAGGGCTAGAGAATGGCTGAACGGCGTCATTAAGAAGCAGATTGACCTAGAAACCGAGTCTCAAGCGCAAGCGCAAGAGAGCGCGGACAAGCTATCTGCGCACGCTAAAGGCGTCGCTGAGATGCGGGCCGAGTTGGAGCAAAAGATTGAGATAGAAAAAGCATTGGCCGAAGGTCGAACCGCTGCCGCAACCGATGCGCAGTTTGACCTTGAGTTAATGCGACGGCGGATCATTTTGGGCGACAGCGAGGCTGAATCGCTCAAGCTGTTAAACGCTGAATTGCAGCGGTTGATTGAAAAGCGCAAGGACGAAGGGGAAGCCAGCGCCCAAACTTACGACCGCACTCAGAGCGGAGTTGAGACGCTTCAAAAGGAAATCGCACAACGAAAACTGCTGGTTGACTCAGTCGGAATGACTGCTGAGAGTTACAGCAAATCGACCGAGCGGGCCGAGATCATGGCCGAGGCTCAAGCGTTGCTCACGAATGCCAGCGATGAGCAAGCCATCCAGATCAAAGCGGCGCGGGATGCGTTGCTCGGTTACGTTGACGCGGCCTATGAGGCTGAGCAGCAAATGCGGCTGATCTATGAGGGGCAGAATGCCTTTGTGGATATGTTCTCCGACATCATCACCGGGTCAGAATCGGCGGGAGATGCTTTCGAGGCATTCTCTAGGCGAATGGTTGCGGCCATGACGGAAATGATCCTGAAGCGGGCGCTGATGAATGCCTTTTTTGGTGGGATTGGCGCTGATGCAAACCCTGGCGCTGGTGGTGCGAGTACCGGCGTAAACCTTTCCCGTGGTGGATCGTTCGACGGCGGCGGGCGACGCTTTGCGATGGGCGACGTTTTCACCCAAACAACCCCAGTCAGCTACCCCGGTGGCCACGGCGTCATTGCCGAAGCGGGATCACCAGAGGCCGTTATGCCACTCAAGCGCGACGGCAAAGGAAACCTTGGCGTAGTCGCAGCGGGTGGCGGTGGTGGGCAGACCGTCAACAATTACAATGTGATCATCAAAGCTGCCGACTACGAAAGTTTCCGCAAATCGAGAAGGCAAATCTCAGATGATTTCCGCCGCATGGGGGCGCGTAACTGATGGCATTTCACGAAGTCCAATTCCCTACTGATATTTCCTGGGGCGCAGAGGGCGGGCCGGGGTTCTCAACCCTGATTCAAAAGCTCGATAGCGGCCATGAAATCAGGACGCAGCGCTGGTCGCAAGCTCTGCACCAATTCAACGCCGCCTACGGGATTCGCAGCTATGCCGACGTAACAAGCGTGCTTGCCTTCTATCACGCAAGGCTGGGCGCCACGCACGGGTTCAGGTGGAAGGACTGGGCTGACTTCTCTACCGATTCAACCGGCAGGAGTACGGCGGACTGGGACGATCAGGATTTAGGCGTTTTCGGTTCAGCTACCGACACGATTCAGCTCCGCAAGGCTTACACTTCGGGCAGCTCCACGGTTTACCGCAATCTGACTAAGCCGGTATCTGGCACGGTAAAGGTGGGATGGGATCACGATGGCGATTCAACCCCCACCGAGCAATCAAGCGGCTGGACGGTGGACACCACCACCGGGGTTATCACAATCACCGATTCCAGCGCGGATGGAAAGACCATCTACGCCGGTTGCCAGTTCGACATCCCTACCCGATTTGGGGAAGGGGCGGACGAACTATTCAAGGTCAAACACAGCAGCTTCAACACTGCCGACGTTCCAAGTATCCCCATCGTGGAGATCGCAGATCCAACCGTAGTTGCGGATGACTTCAACTATGGCGGGGCAAAGCTGCACGCTGCCGACGCTTCAATCAGTATTGCCGATGGCCGGGTGCATTGGACGGAGCAGAGTAGCGGGGATATCACGCTCACGATGCCGCAGCCCACCAATTACTACGCTCTAGGCGGCCCATATTTCTACTTTCTGCACGATGGCACGGCGGGAAACCTCATCATCAAAAACTATGCAGCCGTCACTCAAGTAACGCTCGCCGCCGGGGAAGGGTGCGTTGTCTTGCTGGGCATATCGAGTGGAACGAGGAAGTTCATCGTGTGGGGTACTTAAATGAAGATGCTCGACTTCATGGGCGGATCATGGCAAAACTTCACGCTTGACGGGTCGGTTTATAGCTCGTGGGGGAATGCCTACCATATGGATTCGGACTATGCCTGGAACTATAAGCGGGTTTGGGCGATCACTCCCCAGAATGCGACGGCCTATTTACGCCTTCCGAATGCGATCACTTGGAACATCCCAGAAGGTGGCCCTACGTTCTACTTTGAAAACCTCGACGCTGCTACCTATGGCGTTCGGATCTACTCACCGACCGGCCTTTATCTTGGCGAAGTCGGCCCGCAGAATGCCCCTAACTACAATCGGGCCGTGGTTTTTTGCGTCAACAATGAGACGAATATTTGGAAGGGCTATAACTGCCGAGACAGCGGATTAGTGAGGATGGCTTAATGGCTCACGACACCAAGGAAGGACTGCAAAGCCTGATTGACGGCGGGGCGATGTACCTCTGCCGGATCTTTCGGCTTACCCGGCGTGATGGGGTGGTTTCCCGCACCACGGATCACAATTGCAAGCTGACCTTCCACGAGGGCTTCCTTGACGGGTCTGCTGATTTATGGACAAATGACGAGATCTATACCCCTTCAAGTGGCATGGACGGCAGCGCGAGCCGCCAATCCGCGGGAATGAAGGCGGCCAGTATGGAATTCTCCGGCGTGTTTTCGTCGGCGTCGATCACCAGTGCGGATATTCGGGCTGGCATTTACGATGATTCAAAGCTCGACGTTGCTTGGGTAGACTGGCGCTACCCCTGGATGGGCGCATTTCGACATAACGTGCTGCGCCTTACCGACTTTGAGTACGACGATGAGAAGTGGACGGCGCAAGCCACCAACCTTTTCTCTGAGCTTCGGCGCAAGTTTGGGCGGCAGTATGGCCGTAGTTGCTGGCACGCTTTCATGGATGACGCTTGCGGGATTGCGAAGACTGGCGGAACGACCACGTTCAGCGCTCAAGCCGTCACCGCAATAGTGGATGCCGGGGTGAATTTCCGCTATGACGAGGGCGCAAGTTCCGAAATCGCAGATACAAAGTCCGATAATTACTTCATGGCTGGGCATTTGAAGTGGCTCACCGGCAACAACAAAGGCAAGGTCTACCCGATCAAAAAGAGCTTTGTTGAGGTCAGCGGTGGCGGTGGGGCAAACGATGCCCGCGTAGTGCTGCAATTCCCGACCAGGGCAGAGATCCAGGTCGGCGACACGTTCAACTTGATAGCTGGCTGTGATAAGCAGCTCGATACCTGCCAAAGCACGACCTTAGCCGGTGGCGTCAACAACCACGAAAACTTTGGCGGTTATCCCCATATGCCGGGGATGTCAAAAGTGGTTCAAACGGGACAATTGGATGTCTAAATGCCTCGATCCTTTCGCGCCGTGGGCCTATTTGGACGTAATTAAGGCGGCGCGTGAAATGCGCGAAACCCCTTTTCGCTGGCAAGGCCGGGAGCCGGGTACGGGCCTCGATTGCTCCGGCCTGGTTGTCTCAGCGTTCAAGGAATGCGGGATCACGCTGCCAGACCGTGCGGACTACGCGCCTTTCTCTGATTATTCCGGGGAACTTATCGGGCGAGTTGGCGAGGCGTTCACAGAGGCTGAAAAGCCGTCTGGTGGCGCATTGGTTGGCTTCTGGTTGCAAAGACCGGGGCGAGTGCGTCATTTGGGAATCATTACCGAGCAGGTGGGCGGTACTTGGCTATTTATCCATACCCATGAAGTGGCCGACCGAGTGATCGAGGAACCGTTAGAGCATGGCTGGTTGCAGCGGGTAGAATCCTTTTGGAGGCTCAAAGAATGGCAACCGTAGCATTTGCGTCGGCGGCATCGGGCGCAGGGCCGGGAGGTTACGCGCTCGCGGTGATGGCTGGCAGCATGATTGACAATTTGCTCATCATGCCGACGCTATTTCCTGCTGACCCGGTAGATTCCGGGCGGTTGGGTGAATTCGGCGTCATGGGAGCATCAGAGGGGGACGGCGTGCCTATGGTCTTTGGGCAATATGCCAAGGTGGCCGCGCAAATTGGGTGGCTCAGTGATACGCCGGAAGCGGTTACGCACTCCACTAAAGCGGGCAAAAACAACCTGCAAACGGGCGCGACCTATTACGTTGACGCCATCGCCATGATCTCCTATCTCGGTGAGAACTGGTCGCCGGGTTCGATTGATAGCGTCGATCAGGTATTCATGGATCAAAAGCGGGTTTTCGCCAACGCGGCGACGACTCAGCCGAGCGCGACTACCGAGGATGCCCTTTTCGTATGGGTTCAAGGGACGCGGAAATACATCGTTTTCGATACCGATATCGACGCCAACCTGAAAACCAACTTCTTCGATAAATGGGTGGTGGGGGATCGAATCGACTGGACGGGATGGGGTACGGCGGCCAACAATGACACTTCCGACCAGATCCTAGACAAGATTGAATTCCTTTACATTCCGCAGACCGCAGACCCTGGATATCGCCGACTCCCCGCATTCCGCACGCAAAAGGGGAAGACGAAAGAGTATTCCGGCACGGCGGCAGATCCAACGGGCATCATCGGAACGGACATCACCGCTACGGGCATTGCTGGCACGGGATGGGCTGACGGCTTATTTCAAGGCACAATCGCCACCGTGCGCGATGGTTCGCATAGTTCGAGCTGGTCTGTTTATCGGGATGAGGTTGGGGCTGATAACGCTCCCGGCTGGCTCGATATGGCTTGGCTGCCGTTGAAAAAACTCAATATGTCGGACTTTGGCAACAGGGTTCCAAATATTGAAATGGTGGTTTCCGCTGACTCATCATTGCGAACCCCAAAAGCGATCGTCGAGCATATCCTGCTGCAAACGGGGCTTGAGGCTGCCGAATTCGACGTCTCAGCCGTGGACAACAGCGCGACGGTGCTTGGCTACGTTGTACGCGGCCCGATGGAAGGTTTGAAAGCTCTGCAACCCTTGATGCTGGCCTTTGATATCGTCGCTCAGGAGCGCGGCAAGAAGCTCTATTTCGTAGACCGCGCTGACAACATCGCAACCACGATTGCTGTGGACTCTTCTTTCGTGGGCGATGGGTCAGGTGGCGGGATCAAAGTGCAGGAAACGCCTATGGATCAGCGGGTGGGTGAAGTGGCCGTATCGTTTACCGATTACGACTCCGAAACCTACCAAAAGGGCATGGAAAGGGCGCAATACCTCAGTGAAGGCACGGTCGCCAACCGGGAAACACCCTACCGATGGACGAAGTTAGCGGTCAATTTCGACATGACGCTGACCGCTGGCGATGCGCGAGAGATTGCATACCGGCTGCTGGCGCACTCGCACGCCGACGTCCTGACCTTCAAGATGAAACTGCCGCCGCGATACCTTCACTTGCAGGAGAATGACCGCATTTCCTTCACAAGTGGCGGCGTCTCCTACTCCGCGCTGATTTCCCAAGTGGACATTGGTGCAAATCTCATGCTCGAAATCGAAGCTACCTTGGACGTAGCGGTAGAACAGGGCTTCACGTTCTGGGATGACTAGAAATGGGCGCAAGCACACGGGATAGCATTTACATTGCACCGCCGGTTGACCTGGTTGTAATGGATCTGCCGCCGCTATTCCCTGGCGATGAATTGACGCCGGGTGTTTACGTTGCCGCTCGGACAGGTGGAAAGGAGGCCGGAACCGGGCTAGATGGAAACGGGACGGCTGCGAGGGTGGGCGGCATTCCACCGATAGTGGTTTACATTTCCCGCGATGGTGGAACCGTATTCACGCAATTCTGCCAGCTTTCGGTTCATGCTTACATGGGCAAACTGCTTGCCACGGCCACCAATAAAATGGGCGAAAGTGGCACGTTCGGGAAATACCTGCGGGCTGCTGCTGGTGCGCAACTTGCGATAGGTTGGGAGAGCGTTTCAAAAATGCCGGTTCAGTGGCGGGATGCCTACGCTCCGGCCTCCACCACCGAGGTAGAGGTCTTGAATGGCGCGAATCGGGTTATCGTCGGATCTGAGATCATGGCCTATAAGACCATCGAAGCTACTCCCTATTCGTCCGGGTTTGGATCGGATGACGGAACGACCTACGGCGTTTACTGGCATTCCGCCCTTTTGAGGGGTTTGCGCGGAACTGAAAACGAGATCGCGGGCAGGGATGCTGGCGATTTGGTGGTCGCGGTTGATCCAGCGAGCGTGCTTTTCGTGCCGATCAATGCCGGGGATTTGTCCAAAGAACTGATCTTCAAGGCGGCCACGGCTGGCTTTGACTTGGCCGACGCGGAGCCGTTCACCCTGACCCCAACTGGTAAAAACGTGCTTCCGCTGCCGGTTGCTGCGGCATACGGGACGCGGGATTCCAGCAATAACCTCACAATCAACTGGGCGCGTCGAACCCGGAGCCAAGTGCGCACCTTTGGCGTGAAGGCATGGCCGTATGGTGAGGATGTCGCCGAATACAAGGTGGAGATCCTTTCCGTGGCTGGGCCGTACACGGTCGAGCGAACGATTGAGGTTTCGGCGGAGACTGCCAGTTACACCGCTGCGCAGCATTCCACGGACGGATTGACAGCGGGCGCGGCAACCAATATCCGCATTTACCAAAAATCCAACGTCGGCGGGTGGGGGCTTTACTCCACTTGGACGATTCCAGCAAATGCAGGTGGTAGTGGAACTCCCACACCATCGGCTAAACTAACCGCGTCGAGAATTGACTAATGGCTACCCCTAACCTTTCGCTTCCAGCCGTCACCGAGGGCGCGACCAATAACGAGTCGCAGGTAAACGATGCGCTCAAGATCGTGGACGGGCTGATCGCTCACCGCGTCGAGGATCGAGATTTAACAACCCCGCCAACCGGCGTAAACGGGAAAATGTATATCGTCGGGGCCAGTGCAACGGGCGATTGGGCGGGGCAAGACGGAAACCTTGCAATCTACGACACTACGAACGGTTGGCAATTCGTCGCGCCAACTGGTGGAATGCAGGTCTTTATCCACGATGAAAAGGAGCTGAACTGCTATTCCAGCCAAGAGAGCCTTTGGTTCCCAGTTCAGGAGCGGTGGTCAACTACCGAGCATTGGACGGGGAAATATGGCAAATCAGGCGCGAAGATTTGGAGCAAATGCCTAGAGGGCATTACCTGCCCGAACTCTGGCACTGTCAATACTGCGCACGGCATTACATCGGTAACGCTTACCGCTCCGATTAAGTTTCAGGATACGTTTCACAATGGGACAACTGCCTCAGAGATCAATTACGACTCTGGGACGGCAAGGATTTACGCCGAACTGAATGCGACGAACTACATTCTCAAGTCCAACGTAGACCTATCCTCATACACTTGCGACGTTCGCTTGGAATACCAGAAAGCATAGATAAAAAGATGACCGCCTCCAAAATGAACCTCTACGAAAAGATCATAGTGCCAGTGGCCGTCACTGGAATCATCGGCGGCTTTGGCATGGGCTTAGCGGCAATGAAGCAATGGCACGAAACGTCAGTTGTCCTCAAAGAAGTGGTTGCCACTCAAAAGGAGATCAAGCGGATGGTGTATCAGCATGAAACAGACATTGCAATCCTAAACGATAGGGAAGAAAGGGAATGAGTGCGCTAGGATGGGTGGGTCGCCATATCCCAAACAGTGCGCTCGCTTACCCTTACGCTCATACTCATAGCTCTCCTTACTCTAGTATGGGCATCTGGGCGAACAGAAAAGGCATCCGATCAATTAACCCAAACGATAGGCCAACTCATGGTTGAGCAAACCCCATCACCAAAGTTAATCTCAAAATGGAACGATGCGGACGGCATTGAGCATAAGGTTGATACTCCCCGCGAGAAGGATTCAAATGGAGATTGGGAGCCTGTCGCCGAGTGGGCGGCGAAGCATAAGGCTGGCGTAGACGCACTCAAGGCACTTTTCCCACCTGGCACGGTATAACGGAAGGATGAAATCTAACAAGACTTTGGCAATGCTCTGGCTGCACCGCAAAAAGGTAGCGGCCTTCCTCGCGCTCTGCGCTGCCGGAATTTGGGGCGCAGTCGGTTGAAGTCCAGCCGGTTGACGGCCTATGAATGGGGCGCAATCGTCCTATTCATGCTGACCTGCTGTAGTTGTCAATCTATCGTGAAGGGTTCCGCTGCTGCCGCTGGTGGTGGAGCCGGTGCGATCTTTAGTCCTGCTGGCGCAATGGCTGGCGCTGCTGGCGGGTATGGCCTAGCGGAACTCTACTTTCAGGGTGAAGAGATCGACGATCTAGAGGCACGGGAGGCGGCTCAGCGCGAACAGTTCCAAAGCCTCGTTTTGCAGGTAGTCGAGAAAGCCTCGCCGCAGGTTCGAGACGAGATCGCCGGAGACTTGGCGACAACGGCCAAAGCTCAGGCCGAGGCCGCAGAGGAAAAGGCGAAAGGTTGGATTGAGCAGACCAAAGACGATTTGACCGCGCTAGGAATGCTGGCAATCAAGGCAGTTATTGCCTACCTGGCGCTAACTCAACTCTTGCCGCTGGCTTATAAGTGGTGGACACGCCGTAAGCGCGAGGAAAAAGAAGCCGCTAGGACTGAAAGCGTCGTTAAAAAGGTGCTGGAAAGGTCGATTCCGCCTGATCTTGGATCGCCGTAACGAACGCTTCAAAAGCAAGCACTCCCTGTCCAGGCATGAATGGGCCGATGGGATAGAGCAGGGTTTCGCCGTAATACTCGAATATCTGGCCGTCTTCAAAGTCAACTACAGCATGGCAGAATTGGCCGGTGGTCGCATGAGGGCGGGAAAAAATGCGCACCTTGTCTGCTGAGATTCCGTCGCTGTATAAATCAAGAAGGGCAGACCGGCCACAGCGGCACGGCCTACCCTCGCATAGGGCGCAGAATTTAGTCGTCATTCCAGCGCTTTAGCCTTATCGCCACGATGAACAGAAAGATGATGGCAGAAATTGGGAGAAGTATAATCCCAATCGCATCGAGATAATCTCGCATGATTCGGCCAGCTTCAATTAGGCTTTCCATCAGTTCCCTTTCCCTCGCTGAGCGTACTGCTGTTCCGCGTACTGAGCGGCCCCTTTCTGCGCTGCGATTTGGAGCGCTTCAATCATCAAATCATTCATGGAGCCGACCACCCCTTGAGTGAGCAAGTCGATCTGACCGGCAAACATCAATTGACCGTCTGCTGGCCCACTTGGTGGGATGTAAGCGACGTACAACGATTCAGCGCCGATTTGCTCAGGTGCAATCTTTCGCCGCGTTTCGATGCGCTGGCAGATCGCTTTGAACATGGCGAGCAGTTCCACGGGCTTTGCGGTTCTGACGGCTTCCAGTAGAGCTTTTTGGAGATCGTCGGCGGGTGGTTTCGTGGGGGTGGGTTTAGGCATTAGTTTTCTCCGGCGGAGATGGAATCGGCATCCAGTGGGTAGGCTCTGATCCATTCCAATACCCAGCCTTGCCGCCGTTGTATCCGTCGATATGAACGCTACCGTTTGCTTCAATCACCAAAACGGGGTTGGCATCATCCGGCAGCATCGCGGTAACGGGAATCCACTCGCCGAACGTGAAGGGCGGGATGTATTTTTCGATTTCACTCATTTTCTGATTGTAGTTGCCCCGACCGAAGCCGGGGCCGTGGTGATTATTAAAGGTTTGAGGCTACTCCGTCAAGGATAGCTACGCCGTCTTTCTCGCCTTCAGTTGGCTTGCTGTCAACCATTTCGAGGAATGCCCAACAGTTTTTCTCGACCATCAGTTGATCCAAGTGCTGCAAGCGGTCATCGTCCATGAGGGACGCATCCTTGATCCAAAGTGCTTGGAGTACCGAGGGTTGAGCAAGTGCGATTTCAACGGCTGCGGTGAACTTCTCGCCGCTACCTGATTGCTCCCAGCGTGCGCCGTGAAGGCGTAGAACCTCGGCATCATTGTCAAAGCTCATGCCGTTGGCTGGCCAAGTTGCAGCGGATAGCGCAACCTTAGCGGCCTCGCGCAATCCTTCGATACGCTCAGCTCTAGCGGCGTATTCCTTTTCTGCGGCTTTGTGGTCAGCCTTCGCAGTTTCGTAGATCTTGGCTTGCTGGCGCTTGGCATCGTTGGCTTGTGCGGACTCGCGTTTGGCGTTCAAGGCTTCCATGTCTGGAACGGCCTTCTCGGCCTTAGCTGCGGCTTTTTTCGCAGCGGCGAGGGCTTTAGTGTCTGACTGCACCTTATCGTAGGCAAGCCGCTTCTCTCTCCTGAACTCTACGATGCTCCCCTCGGCCTCCTCTATTTGCACCTTGAGTGATTCGATCAGAGCGCACTCATTGTCAATGCTGACATCATGCGCCAGATGATTAAGGCTGGAATTTTTCAAGGTTTCATCCAACGCCGCAGCCGCATTTGCCTTTATCTGCGCGGCACTCCGCAAATCATTCGCAGCCTGAATCTCGTCCATCAAAGCGGAAAGGCCGGGAGCGGCTTTGTCGAAGCTGCCAAGCTCTTTTTTCAGGCTATCAACTGAACCCTTGATCCGCTTCACCTCGCGGCCTTGATCGGTTCGTCGGTCTTCCGCTGCCTTCAATTCGGCGCGATTGTCGGACAAGCTGAAATCGCCTAAGTCCACCATCTTCATAACGGCCTCAGTGAGCTTCTTCCCCTCCATAGCGGTAAACGCTAAAGGGTCACGCAGTTCACCAACCAAGCCGCTGAGATAGGTTTGATTCTTGGCCCGGTCGCCTTCCATGACGGTCAGCGACTTCTTGCCTTCATCATTGAACTTGCGGGTGATTTCTACGACGTCGCCGTTCCCGTCGATTGGCTCAAGTTCGATTTCGTGAAAGCCGTCTTCCTGGCCATGCGTTACGGGTTCAGCGGCAATTGCGCTGGCTCCGCCTTGCATTGAGCGGAGGATATTCAGGAAGGTAGTTTTGCCCGCGCCGTTCTTCCCACGGACTGGGATTAGGTGCTTGTCCTTGTCAAATTGGAGATCGAAGGACTCAAGGATTGCGCAGTTGCGACCGCGAACGGCTTTAACTCGAAGAAGTGATTTTGATTCGCTCATGTTTTGTGATTCGTAGTGAATTGCCGCCCTTTAGCGTAGAGCGGCGTAACGCTGGAGGTGGGGATTTAGCCTTTTAGTTTGTTCGTTTGGTTTCGGATAAGGGCGCAGACGCCTTCAAAGACCTCTAGGAGTTGATCTGCTGCGCCGTCGATGGTGAAGTCAATTACGGTGTCGTCAATGCTGCCAAAGCAGAAGTTCACGCCGGAAACTGCGCCTATGCCGTTGCGCATGATGTGGGCCTCAGCGTCAAAGGTTTCATCTGAATCGTCTGGGCAGTAATCCCAAGTAAGGCAGAGGTTTTTTGCGTTTACGTCAACCGCATTCCCTCGATCCGAATCAGGGAAAACCTTATTGGTAGCCGCGTCGAAATCGCCGATAGCGTCAGACGGTCCTTTCAAGGCGTCGGCCATACTTCCTGTTGGGTGTTCTTCACCTTCCTTTGCGCATTTAGGGCATTTTATTTGCTCAGGTCTTTTTGATGTAACAACCTCAGCAGAGTAGTTGCACGCTCCACAGTGGAAGGAGTGGGTTTTATTTATGTGGCTAGATTCGTAGGCTTCACTCATGCGGTTAGAATACACCACCCTCTAGCATAAAACAGAAAAATTCCGGGAAACCCGAAAGTCGCCCGGAAAGTATGAGTGAACCAATCCACCAGAGATTGATACCGGGGAATGATACAGCATTCCTAGCGGGCGTGTGAGGGGTTTATGCGTGGAAATTGTCACGGGTAAGCTGCCGAAGTCGCAAAACCTCTTTGGAGTCGGCCAGTTCCTTCTCAAATGAGGCGAGCGTTTCCCGCTCATTTCGCAGGTATTCCAGCCGGGTAAACGTGAAATCGGCGAAGTCAGCTTCGCTTTGCTCCGTTTCGGTGAACTTGATCCGGCCTTCCGTGTCCAAAATCTGCCCCTCGAAGAATGGGATTAGGGACTGCAACCGGGCAATGTCGCGCTCCAACTGCTCGAAAGTCCACCGTTTTTCACCGGCAAGCAGGGCGTGGCCGTCTTTGTCGCGCTCGACAGCAGCCGTTTTAAGCGCCGCTGAGCGGTTTAGTCTGTCTCCGGCCTTGGTGATCCAGCATTGGATCAACGACGCGCCAGAGGTGCGCGAAAACATCTCTACGGTGTCTTGCCGTACCTGCTCTAGCCAAGCACCATTGCGAATGTACGGCGCGATGGGTTCTTTTCGCTCCCGTAGGAAGGCCAAAAGAGATTTAATCTCATCACCGGCAGGGACTGGGTTATTGCATTTGCTGGCGATGAAGTATCCCAGGCGTTCGGCGTGTTCAATCGTGGGGGCAAATTGGGTTGGCTCTTGTTCTTCGCTCATGGTTATTTTTTAATGAAATGGCTGCTGCTGCGTAAGGGACTTGGACTACCTATTATTTATGTGTCGGCATGATCTTGAAGCAGCAGCTTCTCCTTCTTTTTCTTCTACTCTCCCTGGGGGCCATTATTTGAGCGTTTTTACCGCCCAAATAATGGCGCTTTGACCGCCCAAATAATGGCGCATCATTATGAGATTTTGGCATCTGCGGCGTGAATCGAGCAAATCAAAATGCGCACCTTTTCGCCCTTTCTCGACTTCTTAATCACGCGCACTAGGCGGGCCTTTCTCAGCCCGTCTACGGCTCGCCGGAATGTGCTGTAGGGCATCCCTAATTGCTCGGCCATCTCCGCATAGCTAGGCATATCCTTGTTGCTCATGCTGTCCTGGCCTTTGCCAAAGTTGACGGCCCAGGTTCGCAGGAAGCAGTAAACCAGGATTTCGGCTGCGCCTAAGCGTTCGGCCCAAGCGCAGGCCATTTCCTGGCGTGTTAGCTGGCAGAAAAGGTTGGGTTTGCTCGGTTGCCCGACTTTCCGCTTGCTGGTGTCGCCTTTTTTGGGGCGTCCCGAACCTTTCACGCGCTGAGTTTGCGCATTGTTGCCCGTTGGCGTATCCTTATGGTGCTTACCCATGAGGGGCATAATACAACCAGTCGGCGCGATCCATTGGAAGTTTTTGCCCCTCATTTTTCAATTTATGCCCAAGGTGGTAAATATTTCCCACCACGAAATGAATGCAAATAAAGCAAAATAAGTCTTTTTTTCTCGCGGGATGATGTAGAGTAACGGCATGAGTGAAAATCAATCAATCCTGAAATGTCTCATCTGTGGACACTGCGAACCCTTGCCCGATGAATGGAGCGGCAACGCCAACTGCCCATCTTGCAAGTCGCACAATACGCGGGTGAAGTTGAGCGAAGATGACCGCATGAAGGGGAACCCTTGGCTTGCTATGGGCTTCATCTTCGCATCCTGCGCTATCTTTTGGGGCGGCGCGTACATCGTGATTTCCGCATTGATGGGGGCGAACTAATGACCCGCCTAAGCAATGCAATCATTCAGCAATGGCTCGATGAACGCCATAACTCAATCGGCGGAAGTGAGGCCGCTGCAATCGCTGGCAATAGCAACTGGGATACTCCGCTTTCGGTCTACCTGAAAAAGAGCGGGCTAGTTGAACCCGAAGCGCCGACCACTCGGCTAAAGGTTGGCTTGATGGCTGAACCGATGATCCGCGATTTGACGATGGATTATTTGGAGCGTACCAACCCTGGCCGCTATCAGTTAATCACCGACGGCGAATTGATGCGGGCGTGGCTGAAAAGGTATCATTCGGAGTCAGGTCTAAAGCTGCAAATCCACGTTTTCGGTGAGGGTGAAGCGTCGATTCTTTTGGTGCGCCATCCTGACTACCCGCGCTGCCATGCGTCACCTGACGGCTTGCTGCTGGACACTGTGACCGGCAAGCTGTGGGTTTGGGAAGCCAAGACGAGCAGCGAGTTCATGCGCAAGGAATGGTATAGCGGGGTTCCGCTGTATTACCAGACTCAGGCAAGCCACAACGCCGCCGTGATGGGATTGCAGGGAACGTATCTATCCGCGCTGATTGGATTCGGCGACGATCAATACCATTTCATTCCCGAACCGCAAGCACCGATGGAAAACCTCGAATTCCTTTCATCATGGTATGAAGGCCATATTGTCGAAGGGAACGAGCCACCGGCAACCGAGAAGGATACGGCGATTCTAAAGAAGCTGAACCCTGACGACGGAGCGCCACCGATCCAAGCGCTTGAGCTTCCAAGTGAAACGATGGAGGAGATTTGCGAGCTTGATCGAAAATACATCGACGTCGAAGCGAAGAAAAAGGAAGCGCTCGAAGAATGGGAAGGAATCCGCAATCGCATTAAGCAAGTGATGGGGAAATCGAACGAACTTCATTTGCCATCTGGCGCTTGCTGGACGCATCGGAAGGGTGCGCGTGGGCGAACCCTCAACCGTCGGAAAGCGGAGCATGAATAGGTGAGGTATGGCTCAGTTTGTAGCGGTATAGAGGCCGCCAGTGTCGCATGGGAGCCGTTGGGGTGGGAGCCTCAATGGTTTTCCGAAATAGACAAGTTTCCGTCGGCGGTGTTAGCCGAGCGGTTTCCAAGCGTTCCCAACTTGGGGGACATGACGAAAATCAAGCCCAGAAATCATGGATCAATCAACCTTCTTGTGGGAGGAACCCCCTGCCAATCCTTCAGCGTCGCGGGACTCAGAGGCGGAATGGACGATCCTCGTGGCAACCTGGCGCTCGAATTTTTGCGACTTGCTGATGCAACACGCGCCAAGTGGATTGTCTGGGAAAACGTCCCCGGTGTCCTGTCGTCAAACGACGGACGGGATTTTGGTTCCTTCCTCGGGGGGCTGGGGGAAATCGGGTATGGGTTCGCCTACCGCGTTTTGGACGCTCAATATTTCGGAGTTCCCCAACGTCGCCGCCGTGTCTTCGTTGTCGGATATTTTGGAGACTGGCGACCACCTGCGGCGGTATTGCTTGAGCGTGAAAGCTTGCGCGGGCATCCTGCGCCGGGCAAAGAAACGCGGCAAGATACTGCCGGACTTGCTGCGGGAAATCTTGGAAATGGTGGCGGTCGCGTAGCTAGTGCGTTGATGGCGAAGGGCGGAACGGGTCGCAATAATGCGGACGAAACTTATTTGGCATTTGACACGACGCAAATCACCAGTGCGGCGAACCGGAGTGACCCAAAGCAGGGTGACCCGTGCCATACACTAGCTGCTGGATCTCATGCGCCGGCGGTTTCGATTAACGCTCGGCGGCAGCAGGTACGCCGCCTAACGCCGAAGGAATGCGAGCGGCTACAAGGATTTCCAGACAACTATACGCGGGTGACATACCGAGGGAAACCGGCCAAGGACGGGCCGCGATATAAGGCAATTGGAAACAGTATGGCCGTGCCAGTCATGCGCTGGATCGGTGAAAGAATCGTGCAAGTTGAAAAAACCCTTCCAACCCCCAACCGATAGAGTAAACTAACCGCATGAGTGATAACCAGCAACCGCCGACGAATCAACCCGCGAATATGCAAGTGCAGTTTTTCGCATGGTTTGATTCCCCCAACATTCGCAAAGCCATATCCGGCCTTTTGCCAGTTACGCCTGGATTGACGCCAGACAAGGCGGTAGATCGCTTTAAGGCTGTGATTTGGACTTGTATCAGGGATACGCCGAAGCTACTGCAATGCACCTTTGACTCGCTGACCTGCGCGGCTCTTGAGGCTATCCGCTTGGGGATGGAGCCGGGAAGCGCAGAGGGGCTTTGCTATCTGATTCCGCGCTTCATCTCCGGCCAGTGGGTAGCAAACCTGGAGATGGGCTATCACGGTTGCGTGAAGGCGCTCTACCAAAATGAAATGGTGGCGCTGGTTGACGCTGACGTAGTCCACGGGAATGACAAATTCGAGTACGCAAAGGGGCTGAACTCAGTTCTTAATCACGTTCCGGCGTTCGAGGATCGCGGGGATCGCATCGGAGCTTGGGCAATGGTGAAGCTGACGACTGGCGAGGCCATCTTTGATTACATGCCGGAATCGGAAATCCAAGCCATCCGTCTAGGCGTCAGGGGTACTGACTCGGCCTACTCGCCGTGGACGAAATACCCGGCGCAAATGAGCAAGAAAACTGTTCTAAAGCGTGTTGCAAAGTATGCGCCAAAGTCTACGACGGCTCGCCGCATGATCGCTCTGGATGACCAGGGCGAAGCGGGAGTGCATAACCCTGCGCAAATGCTGGAAATGCCAGCAGACGTAGCCGCTGCACTTGCACCGCCAGCAGATCAACCGCAAGCGTTGGCGAATGATGAGAGCGAGTCAACCCCGGAACCTGATGACAGGGGTAAGGCCATTGCGGCAGCGCAAAAACCCGCAACTAAGCCTGATGCCGCCGAGGATTTTCCGGCGGCTTCCGACTTCAACCAGGAAAACCCTAGCGGGTTGGGCTGGTAAAAACCTGCCTCAGAGGATCGGGCGGTGGTGCTTGTTAGGGAGGACATGCAAGCAATAGCCACGGCTGCCCGACCCTGGGGCTTTTGACGAGGAAATGAACATGAACGGATTAGAAAAAACTACTGCAATCCTTCTCCCCGTGTGAACTAATGGCATGAGTGAACAATTAACTAGAAGGCAGGTCTGGGAGCGGGCGGAATGTTTGTGCAATGGGGGCAAGATTCCTTGCTTGAAATGTGAGGATATTGGGAATTGCTCAAGGTGCAAAGCTTTCTGCTATTTCCCGCACGATCAAACGCACTACCTCTGCGACGCTTGCAACTCGCAAAACTCGCCAGAGAAGACGCGATGCCTTACCGCAAAGCTGCAAATCAAAAAGTACCTGCTGGATAACCCCAAAGGCTTAACAAGCCTTGACGCTATCCGCATGTTTAACCATACCCGGTTGGCCGCTCGAATCCATGAGCTGCGCAACGAGGGCATGAGCATCGAAACCGTCCGCGAGGGCGGCGACCACTGGTTTAGATTGAGGGAGACAAAATGACCTTCGACCAATTCACCCACCTAGAAGACCTACGCGCAAAGCTCGGCGAGTTCAAAGCGCAAGTCCTGCACCTGAAGAAGACTCAGCCGACTCTACGGCCAATCGAGACTAAGCTAAACGTGCAAATCTACATCCTCAAGCAAGAGATCGAGGACGCTACACGATGAAAAAGAAGAAAATCCAACACGCCACTATCTGCCCGCGCAAGGTGAAAGCCTTGATGAAAAAGCGCGGCATGGAATCCAACAATGATCTACGCCGACGACTGGATGAGATATCCGTTAAGAACTTTCGCATCGATACCCACGGGGAAGGCGTAGGCTCTGCGAACCTCGACACCGTTGGCGGAATCTGCAAAGTCCTAAAGTGCAAGATCGGCGATATTACTAGGCTGGTCGGCGGAAAGTGTGGGGTTGAGCGATGAGTGAGAAAAAGCTACTTGAGAAAATCTTGGGCGAACTCAATTTCATAGGGTTGGCGCTGGTTCTAATTTTCGTAGTCAACTGCAATTCATGTATCGGCGTAAACTCAATCAAAAAAACTTTGAGACAATCGGAGGCAGAGGGCGATGAGTAATAAAATCAAACACTTAGTTAGTACTCCTGATTGGAGCTTTGCAGTCGATGAGGATTTGCTATGAGCCATAACCAACCTGTGTTCGACATGTTCGGACGTCCCCCGTCGCCTAAGCCATTGCCGGTCAAGCTGACCCGCCCGACGCATTGGTCAGGCTTTGAAATTGGGATAGCTGGCGAGCATGAGCGTTGCGTCTGGGGCTTTGGTGATGAGCCCTCAGAGGCTATCGAGGATGTCCGCGAACATTGGGAAGCCTGGTGCGGTGCGGCCAAACCTTTGCGCCTGGTGGAAGACCTAAGCGAAGCTACCCAGGTTGTGCCTGGTGTCGTTTCCCTTCTCCCCTGCTCACGCTACGTTGTTGCAGCAGTTGAGGACGTTGGCGGACTTGGCCTAGCCGCTGACCCTTTCGTGGCACACTACGAAGTTGGGTACGGCATGGTCCTGCGCCTCAAATCGGAGCTTCCATCGTGAACGCCGACAAGCCTACCCGCCCTGATCGCTGAGAAGGTGAAATGAAACGCGCCGCCACCATTCAATTCCGAGCAACCGTATGGGTTCGACCAATTGACAAGCCCGCCGACTGCTGGAAGCGTGAAGTTTGGGGCATATCAATGGATGACATGCTCGAAATGCTTAATGAATTCCGGCTTGAATTACAGCCGGGTAGATACGCGCCATTAAGTGCGGACTTTTACACAGTTGAGCAACCGAATTTCCAGAATCGCCGCGAGCTTGGTAAATACGATTGGGACGGAGAATGTTGGAGGAAGACAATTGGAAAGAAGTAAATGCAAACGCCAATCACTCTACGCCAAGGTTTACACCCGCGCAGATACCGAGCTTGCCGTATTGACCGGCCAGCGAATCCTAAAGCTGAGGACTGAGGCCGGGCTTTATCAATCGCAACTCGGATCACTGATCGGCGTAACCAACCAGGCGATAGGTCAATTTGAGCGCGGGCAGTTTTTGCCTTCGGCTACGTCGTTGGCGCGGCTGGCAACTCACTTAGGATGCTCAGCGGATTACCTGCTCGGCCTGGATGAGGAACCTTTGAAGTAATGGCAGCCCACCGCCGACCGCAAACGCGGATCACTCAAACGATTGGGAAACGGGTAAAGCTATTGCGTGATGAGATTGGACTGACTCAATCGCAACTCGCGGATAAGTGCAACCGATCTGAAATAATGATTCGCAAGATTGAATCTGGCTTTTCCCTTTCGGTCGATTCACTGGTAGCGTTGGCGTCGCATTTGGGTACGACGACGGACTATCTGGTGGGGCTGGATGAGAATTCTGAGATCTAGGCTTTTACCCCTCAACGCTCTCCGCAATATCCATGTAACGCTTGAGAGCCACCGCATATCGAGCAAGGGCGGTTTCATCGTCGCCGGCGGGAGCAATCAACCCTTCCGACTCCAATTCCTCCAAAAGCAGCCGCGCAGATTCAAAGGTGGCCAAAAGCTCGTCCCGCTCCATCAGCAGCCGAGCCAGCAATATTCGATCCACGGACAGTGCAGGGCCAGCCAGATTCGCGCAAGTCAGCGCCCGTAACTCCTGTTTACTGACCGGCTCATATTCGCGCAGGGTCAAGCCATCGAGCCGCCGCCCATCGGATGTTTTCGCCATGTCATAGTTTAGCGAGGGTGCGCCCGCCTTTTCTCGGTGGTACGCTTAGGGAGACTGTTGAAGGGTTCACGCCGGGGCGTGGGTTCCGAACGTCTCAACCGCCCAGGAGGGGCATAGGGAATGGAAGTCGAAAAAATCAGCATAGAATCGCTCTCTTTTGACCCGGCCAACGTGCGCCGACACGATGAGCGAAATATCGAGGCCATCGCGGCCAGCTTGCAGAAGTTCGGGCAGCAGAAGCCCATCGTTGTCGATAAAAACGGCGTCGTTGTCGCAGGGAACGGGACGCTACAAGCCGCTAGAACCTTGGGATGGAGCGAAATCGAAATCGTCAGAACCGAGCTGGAAGGGGCTGAGGCAGTGGCGTTCGCCATCGCCGATAACCGAACCGCCGAACTTGCAGAATGGGACGATGAGGGATTGGCGACGATCCTAGATAGCCTCAATTCCGCCGATATGCTGGCGGAAACGGGATTCACTGAGGGCGAGCTAGAGGCACTTCTCGCCACGTTTGCCCCGCAGGGGGGAACCGCCAACCTTGGGGAGATAAATGAGGTGGAGAAATGTCCGAGCTGCGGAAAGGAAATCTAGTTATCGCGCCGTGTACCCGTAAGGCGGCAAAATATGCCGTAATGAGCTGGCATTATTCTAGGTGTATGCCGGTATTCAAGATATCGAGCTTTGGCGTATGGGAGGCGGGCCGCTTCGTTGGGGCGGTAATCTTTGGGCGTGGGGCTAGCTCGCCTTTTTACAAGAAATGGGATCTGCTACAAACGGAGGCTTGCGAGCTTTTACGGGTTGCACTTCTCGACCGTGGCGAAATGCGTAGGGCGGAGACAACGAAGGTTCTAGCCCTCGCCTTGAAATGCCTGAAGCTCAATAACCCTACGATCCATGTTGTATTTTCGTTCGCCGATAGGGACCAGGGCCACGAAGGGACGATCTATCGGGCGGGGAATTGGGCGTATTCCGGCATCAGTTCAGAGGGACAAAAGAATGGATACGATACGCCAGAGGGGTATATACACAGTAGAACGGCTGGCGGTAGCGGGGTAACGTCGCTCGAAATTGCGCGGCAGAGGTACGGGGCGGAGACGCAAAGCCATGTTTGCAAAGGGAAACACCGTTTCTTTATCGGGCTTACTCGACACGGTCGGAGATTGATCCGCGCTAGGTTAGCCGGGACAAGCGCACCCTCTAGTTCTAGCCGCTCAGTATCAACGCGAAAGCAACGCGGCGAGCGCAGAGGGGGAGATGACGTTTAAGCCTGGGCAATCCGGCAACCCTGGGGGCCGTCCCAAAGGGTCGGTGGGAATGATGCGCCGTATCCGCCTAGTCCTAGAAGAGGAACGCGGCGGGATCGTTCTCGCGGATGCCCTTGCCGAAATCATGGTAAAGGAGGCGCTAACGAACCCAGCGAAGATGTGGAACTTCATCCAGGAATTCATCAACCGCGATGAAGGCCGCACGGATGGCAAGAATGCTGTGGGATCTGAGTCAGTCGATGACATCGCAGCCAAGATCAGGGAAGCCAAGCGGAAAATGGAAGCAACCGTCCCGCTTGAAGAAGAGGCCGAGGATGCAGAGGTGGAATTAGTCGAGGGCGACGAATGACGGAACTGCTCACCCCTCGCTGGTATCCGCTGGATTATCACAGGCAGCAGAGCCAGCTATTCCATTCAGATGCCCGCTTTTGCGCTACCTGGGCCGGTAGACGATCAGGAAAGACCGAGATCGTCAAACGGCGGATCATCAAGAAGGCCATTGATTACGACACCACCGATGACGGCTGGTTCGTGCTTACGGCGCCAACTCATAGCCAAGCGAAGCGCATTTTCTGGCGCGACGCTAAGAAGTTCGTCCCAGATTGGATGAGGGCAGGGAAGCCGTCAGAGTCCGAACTGACGATCCGGCTAGTGACTGGAACTGAGATAACCATTATGGGGATGGATCAGCCAGACCGCATCGAGGGCCGACCGCTGGATGGATGGGGCGGGGATGAGTTTGCGTCCATGAAAGCTAATCTATGGGGGGAGAAGGTACTGCCAGCTTTAGCCACCAAGGGCAGACCTCCCGGATTTGCGATGCTCTCAGGCGTTCCAGAGGGCCGAAATCACTTCTACGATATTGCGATGGACTGGCAAGCGCTTCATAAGGAGGAATCCGCGCTACACCATACCGGGTGCTGGCCTTCCGCTGACATCCTGGACGATTCCATTATCGAACAGGCACGGCGGGAGCTGGACGAACTCACCTTCCAGCAGGAATACTACGGCTCATTTATCAACTTCGCGGGCCGAGCCTACCGAGATTTTACCCGTGAGACTCACTGCCAAGACCTGCGCTACGATCCTACGAAACCGCTTATATTCTGCCTGGACTTCAACATCTCGCCCGGCGTTGCAGTGGTCTGCCAAGAATTGCAGGTAGGGAATCCACTCGACGGCGTACCGGCTGACGAATCGGTGACTTGCATCATCGGGGAAGTGCATATCCCCCGGAACAGTACGACCGTGGCCGTGTGTAAGCGCTTGGTGCAGGATTGGGCGAGCCATAAGCACGAAATCCATGTTTACGGTGACGCAACCGGCGGAGCTGGTGGAACGACTGCGGTCATGGGTTCCGACGTCGATTTGATCGAGCAAGTCCTGCGGCCAAAGTTTCAGGGCCAGCTATCCATGCGGTTTAAGCGGTCAAACCCCACCGAGCGCAGCAGAATTAACGCGGTGAACTCCAGAATCAAGGCCATGGATGGTACGATTCGGCTACTCGTGGACGAAACCAAAGCTCCCGCAGTTGTCAAAGACCTAGAGGGCGTAGTGCTTTTGAAGGGTGGCAGCGGGGAATTGGACAAATCAAACGACCTGCTGACGCACTGGACGGACGGCCTCGGCTACTACATCGAAGAGAAGTTCCCAATTCAGGGGCGCGGGTTCACTCGCCGCGAAATGTTCTAAAAATGAGCGACAACGTAAACACACCCTGCACGGCTTACAACACGATGGCGGAGCGTTGGGAGCTGATCCACGATTTGCTAGGCGGAACCCTCAAGATGCGGGCGGCTGGCGTGAAGTGGCTGCCCAAGGAAACGGCAGAGCAGCAGCCGTCCTATGACCGACGAAAAGCAATGTCGGTGCTGTTCAACGGGTATGAGGACACGGTTTCATCGATTGCGGATCGCCCGTTCGCCGAGCCGGTGAGCGTTTCGGCTGGCAATGACGAGGAATTGCCCGACCTCATCCAAAGCATTGTTCACAATGCCGACCGTCGAGGCCGCAACCTAACGCAGTTTGCCCGCGACGTTTACGAGCAGGGAGCGATTTACGGCAAGGCGCATATCCTGGTTGATTTCCCGGCGACTGAGGCGACCCAAAACGCCGCAACTGAGAGGAAATCAGGCGTTCGAGCTTCACTTTCGGTGATTGAAGTTCCCGACCTGATTGGGTGGAAAAGCGAGGTAACGGAGAGCGGTGAAACCGTCCTGACTGAAGCGCGGATCAAGGAAACCATCACCGAGCAGGGCGAGGACTTCACCGAGGACGAAAAAACCAGGGTTCGGGTCATCACGCCGACGGAAACGACCATTTACGAATCATCCACGGGCGACGATGGCAAGGATGAGGGGTTTGTTGCGGTCGGAGATCCACTCCTGAACACCCTGAGAAAGGTTCCGCTCATCACGATCTATTTCCGTGGATCTGACATGGTGGCGCGTCCACCGCTTGAGAACTTGGCATGGCTGAACCTGCTGCACTGGCAATCCCTCAGCGATCAAAGGCATATTCTCAGGGTTGCGCGAGTGGCCATTTTGTTTGCCAAGGGGTTCGGCGACGATGAAAACCAGTTCGTCATCGGGCCGGATAACGTGGTGCTGTGCCGGAATACCGAGGCCGAGCTGGAATATGTCGAGTACGGGTCAGGCGGAGCGATCGAGGCCGGGGAGAAAGACCTGGACAAGCTAGAAGCTCGAATGCAGGTATTCGGCCTGGCGCCATTTATCGAAATGACTTCCGACACCACGGCAACGGCGGTAGTGAATTCGGAAAGCTCCAAGATGTCCAAAGCTCAAGCATGGGTCAGGGCGACTGAAACTGGCCTAGAGGAAGCAATCAAGCTGGCCGGTGAGTGGCAAAATGCCGACCTGGGCGAGTTCGACGTTGACATCTTCAGCGATTTCAAAGTCGGCGTCGGCGGCAACCAGGACGGCAAGCTCCTGCTGGAAATGTGGACTGCCGGTGCGATCACCACGGCAACGCTGCTCAAAGAGTTCATCCGTCGCGGCATTCTGAATGAAAGCCTTGACGTAACCGCCGAAGCGGACGCGCTGGAAGGTGAAGCGATGACCAAGCTAAAGGCTGAAATCAAAGCCAATAAGGAGGTAGATGGCGATTCAGACGGCGAATGAGCGGCTTTTTGACCTCGTTATCCGTGGCTCACTCTACGCAGAGCAGGTCACGAATACGGAAATCGAAAAGATGGTGCGACTCGTTGAGGGTCAGACCAAACCGCAGATCCAAGCGCTACTTGACCGGGAGCTGGCGCGGTTGGATCGTGCGCCGTCACCGTTTAAGACGCGGCGTTACAAGGACTTGCTAAGGAATCTGGATCGGATCGTTGATAAGGCAAACGCCAACTTTGGCGCTATTCTGCTGGAAAGGATGGACGCTTTCGCCTTGGTGGCAGCAAAGCAAGCCGCTGGATACCTGCGCCAATCTATCCCGCTCACTATCGGCTACAACGTCCCTGCTCCTAGCGTGCTGCAAGAATTGGTACGCAAAAACCCGTTCGACGGCGAATTACTCAAGGATTGGGCGGCCTCGGTTGGATCTGCTGCGAAAAAGTCTTTGCGACGTCAACTCAATATCGGGCTGACATCTGGGGAGAGCATCGACGCCATCACGCGGCGGATAATGGGCGATCCAGTGGCGAGTAGGGCATTCACCGGCGCAGCCACGATGAAAGCGCAACGGCGGAACGTGCGCTCGGTGGTTCGCACCATGTCCAACGGCGTATTTAACGGCGCGAGGCAAGCGACCTATGAAGCGAATTCGGACGTATTGAAGGGCCGTCAGTGGGTTTCTACGCTGGATGTTAGGACTACTGATATATGTCAAAGTTTGGACGGACAGGTATTTGGGCTGCTCGACGGCCCCTCTCCGCCCGCCCATCATTCATGCCGATCCACCACCATCCCATTGACCAAAAGCTGGAAGGAACTCGGCATCAACGCGAAAGACCCGCGCATCGGTGGCCGCGCTCATCGGGACGTTAAGACCGGGCTATCTGGCGTGTTACCTGACCGCCCGAAATACCCACAATGGCTGCGCAAACAAGACCGCGCATCACAGGTTGCCGTACTGGGAGAGCGCAGGACGCGCCTTTTCCGTGGCAACCGACTAGCATTTGACGATCT